CACCACCCCGCTGTCCTCGATCACCCCCAGCGTCCGCAGCCCCAGCGCGTCGATCTTGAGGAGGCCCAGCGCCTCCGCCGCGGGCTTGTCGATGTGGGCCACGCCGTCCTCGCCGACTGTGGCGAAGTCGCTGATGGGGTCGTTGCACACGACGACGCCCGCTGCGTGGATTCCTGTGTGCCAGGCGTGTCCCTCGATTTCCGTCATGACGCGCGCGGCGGGGTGCTTGGCGATGAAGGCGCGCCCGGGGGCGGTGCCTTCGATGGTGTCCTCCAGGCCCTTCCCGTACCGGGAGTCGCCGGAGGAGTGTTCGATGAGAACGTTGGCCAAGTCGAAGGTGTCGCTGGACGGGATGCCGAGGCGCTTGCCGACTTCGGCGATGGCGCTGCGTGGCTTGAGGGTGACGATGTTGCCGAGACGGGCAACGTGCGCGCGGCCGTACTTGCGTTCGAGGTACGTGAATACGCCGTCGCGCTTCGTGTCGCTGAAGTCGATGTCGATGTCGGGGAGGTCGTTGCGCGTGACATCGATGAACCGTTCAAACAACAGGTCATGCAGCAGCGGGTTCACCTCCGTGATCCGCAGCAGGTAGCACACGAGCGAGCCGGCGCTGCTGCCGCGACCGGGGCCGACGAGCATCTGCGTCTTGGCCCAACGGACCAAATCGGCGACCATCAGGAAGTAGGACTCGTACCGCTTCAGTTCGATGAGCTCCAGTTCGCGCTGGATGCGAGCCTCGTGCACGTCGGTCCATTCGGACAGGTGCCCCGCGGCGAGCCGTTCCGCCTTCCCGCGCTCGACTTCGGCGCGCAGGTCGCCGGGCACGGAGATGATGGGGGCGGTGTCGAGGCGACGGCAAGCCCGCCCCGCCGCATTCCGGGTGTTCTCCGCCGCCGCGTCGAAGGCGTCCCGTCCGATCACCCGGCACATCGCGTCCCACAACTCTTCCAGCGTCAGAATGTACTGCGGCGTGACGGACTCGCGCCCGCCGATGGCGAGAAAGGCGTTCTTGTGCTCGGGGGCCGGGAATGCGTTGTCGGAGGTGAGCACGAGCGGCTTGCCGGTCCGGTCGGCCAGTCGGACGGCGGCGAGCGCGGAGCGGGCCGACGAGGGGTTCACGTCCACGTAATCGAAGCACTCCGGATCGGTCAGCGCGCTCCCCGCGAAGCGCAGCAACTTCCCTGCCGCCGCGCGGAACAGTTCCGTCCGGTCAGCGTCCTTCGCCCGCGCGGCGGTCGAGAGTCGATAAAGCTCCCGCGACGACGAGCCCGCGAGCGCCCACGCTGTGGGTCGGCGACCGTCCGGCGTAGGGACGCCCAGCTCGACGCCGAAAAGCGGCTCTACGCCAGATTTAGGCCCCGCCGCGGCCCATCGCGTGTGGCCCCAGGCCGAGACATCCACCATTCCAGCCGCGGGGCACCAGATCGCCGTGAGCCGTGCCAGCGTCGCCGGCAACGGGCCGAACGCCGCCGCGCCGCGACCGTCGCGGAAACTGAACTCGGTGCGGATGCGCAGTTGCGGGAAGCCGATCAAAACATCTTCCACAGTTCTTCTTTCTGAATGATCTCAACCATCGCCCGCACATCGTCCAGCGCGCGGTGCGTCTGCGCGAGGGGGCGACCCATGACGGACTCGTACAAATCGGTCAGCCGCGGATTCCGCCCCCACTCCGCCCGGTACAAACCCACCGTGCAAGTTTCCCGCGTCGGCCACGGAAACACATCGATTTTCGCCCGAAGAAGCTCGCCGCGGAGTATCGCCCGGTCGAAAGGCAGGTTGTGCGCGACGACTGCCGACGCGGACGCGAAGATGCGCAACAACTGAGGGAGCACATCGGCGAATGCCGGTGCGTCCCTCAGTTCTTCGTCGGTGATGCCGGTGATCTTCACGATTTCGTCGGGCAGCGCGGAGCCAGGGTTGATTAGAATGGACGCCTCCTCGACAATGCTCCCATCCTCCAACGACATGAGCACGGCGCCGAATTCGATCATGCGCGGCTGCAGACCTATCTTCGCATCAGGATGCAAAGTTAGGCCTGTGGTTTCGGTATCGAAAATGACGGCGCGCTCGCTCACAGCACGTGCCGAATGATGAACTTCAAATCGACGCCCAACACCGCGTAGGTGTCGTAGATGAAGTAGTCATACACGCGCTTGCCGGCGATGGCCGGGTTGGTGTGGTTGGTGGTGCGGACTGCTTGTGCGACTTTGTAGCCCAGGCGCACGCGCAGCAGCTTGTCGAACCGCTCCCACTCCTCGTGCGTGACGTGCATGCCCAGGTGCGAAACGCGCGCCGGCCGGTCGGCCATCCAGTTGTCGCCCTCCCGATAATGCAGCACCTCCAGCTCCAGAGGCTTCGCGGATGCAGCGTCCGCGGCCTGCGTCAAGGGATCATAAGTGGTGACGCCGCGGGTGGCTTGGTAGTTGAATGCCAACTCCGCGACGTTGCGTGCCGACTCGCCGCGGACTTCGCCGACTGCCGTGACGGTGTCGGTGGCCCACTCGTCCAGGCCCAGCGCCGCGAGCAACAGCCGCGCCTCCTCCGGCCGCGGCGGGCACAAGGCGATTTGTTCGATAAAGAATTTCATTTCACGCTCCATAAGGAATGATGCAGCCGGACAGGAACTTGTGCCGCTGCTTGTTGGACAAAAGGTAGGCGATGAACGCCGCCAACTCGGCCGGCTCAGTCTCCTCGCCGCACAGCAGCGCGCCGCGCTGGTATTCCGCTGCGTATTTGGCTGTCCAACCACGGTGCTCGGTGACTTGACGCTCGATGTCGCGGCTCATTTCCGTGCCGCGGAGCTTGTTGGGGCTGATGCCGAAAACGGTGATGCCGTGGCGCTTGGTGAGTTCGCGGGCAAGCTGCAGCGTCATGATGTGGGCCGCGCCCTTGGAAGCGTTGTATGCCAACGAGGTGGTCATGGGCATGTGGCTGGCGTTGCTGACGATGTTTAGGATGGTGCCGCGACTCTCGATCAAGCCGGGCAGCGCCCATTGCGCCATCTTGAAGATGCCCTTGGCGTTGATGCCCAAGACTTCATCCCAGTCGGCCTCCGCGAAGGCTTCCAACCAACCCGTGATGTTCACGCCGGCACAGTTGACGAGAACATCAAGCCCGGGCGGCGGCGCGCCAAATGTGTCCGCAGGCGCGCGCACGTCGTGCCCGAGCTTGCGATCAAATGGCACGACGTTGTGGCCGTGCGTCCCGAGCGCGTCGTAAATCTCCCGGCCCAACCCAGCGCCCGCGCCGGTGATAAGGACGGTGCTCATTGTGCCTCCTTGAGTGACGCCTCGATCATCGCCGCGTACACCATCGCGTCGTGAATCGAATCGACGTGCGTGAGTGGCGCCCCTCCCATCGCGAAGCGGGTGATTTTCACCACCAACAACTCAAACAAGTGCCACCGATCGGCGTGCAGCACTGTGGCGGGAATGCCGTGCGGGAAAAGAATGGCCATGATGGGACCGACCGCGCGATAGTTCTCGCCGTACTCCGCCGCCTTTGCGTCCTTGGTTTTTGCCGCGGCACGCAGGGTGTCGGAGGCAGATTGCTTCGGCCGCGCGCCCTGCACCGGCCCGCACACATCGTCGTCGGGGCGTTGCCGCTGCACATACATTCCGGCGTGAATGTCGTCCCACTCCGTGTTTCTCGTGTTCATGCGGCTTCCTCTCGCCGTTTGTAGGCGTCGATGTTGTGGATGCGGAGCACGCGCGCGTCGATGTCGAACACATCGCGGTACATCTGCACGATGTCGGGCTTGTCGTCGTAGGCGACTCGGGGACGGCCCTTGACGCGCTGAAGGGCGCCGGTCAGCAACTCCAGCTTCACGTCCACGGAGGGCCGATGGTCGTCGTTGGCGCGCATGAGCAGCATTGGCGAGCGAATGTCGAAGTGACACGACAACCACGCCATCGTCAACGCCCGCGTCGAAGCGGGGCGCCCGGTGATGAACATCGGAGACAGCCCCAGGTCCGCCGCGCGGCCGAATTCGGCGTGATTGGCCGGGGCGTCGCGAAAGCACAAGCGGTGATAGTTGTTCCAGCGGTGCTCCAGCGGCTTGTGCCAGTCGATGTACGGAATCCGCCACCCGTCGTCCGACAGGCAGTTGTCGAGGTCCCAGATGGCGATGTTCACATGGCCCTCCCGTCCTTGGCCACCGGTGCGGCTTCGTGCCGCACGCCCCAGAACACCTTTCGTGCGGCCTCGCGCACCGAGGTGTTGTCCATCTCGGGGAGGTACACCGGACACTCGGCCTTTCCGTACCGCGGGAAGGCGCAGGTGCCGGTCGCGACGCAGTGCACCTCGATGAACTCCTCGGCCCAGGGGTGAACCTTGATGATCTCTTCGCGCATGCGGCGAAACACGTCCTGGTACTCGCCCTGCGTCCGGGTGCACAGCCGCAACTTGGCCATCTCGTGAAGCGAGCGGAGATTGAACTTGGCCATGATGGAGGTGGTGATGTGCGTGGGGAGCAGGCCGCGCGCATCCTGCGCGGGCGCCCCGGCGTCCATGAGCTCGGCGTACGCGCCCAGCGCGGTCGCTTCGCCGGCTTCCCAGATGCGCAGCCACTTCTTGTTCGCGGCGATGGACGGCGGGCGCTCGACGGGTTGCGCGCGGGCGTCCACGACGCGCATGGCCTGCTGTGCGTAGCTGCCCGTCCGGGTGCGGACCAGTTGGTGGGTGAAGGCGCGGGTGACGCCTTCGATCTTGAACACGTAATCGACAAACTCCCATGAGGACTTGATGGTGTCGCGCATGTAGGCGAGGTGCTCTGCGCGCTTTTCGTCGGTCCACTTGGACGGATCGTCGGCGTGCGTGAGGCGGGTGCCCTTAGTCTGCAGGAGGAGGGTGAGGGCGTCGGCGGTGTGGTTGATGAGGGTGACGTTCATGGTGTTTCCTTTGGAGTGAACTGTTTAGCGTCGGGGCCGCAGGGCATCGCGTAGCCCCGCGCGTCGATGCAGTAGCGGAACTCACGGTATCCGGTCGCCGCGGGCGCCGCGCGGCACCGCTCGCTCCGGGAGTCGTCGGAGCGGAAGTGGTGGGCGCAGGCGCGGCACCGATCCCGCTGTGCCCACCACAGCGCGGTGGCCGGGTGAAGCTTGAGGTAGTCGTCTTTCATGATGCGGCGACGGTGAGGCGTTGTGCGTAGGGGTCGGCGCGGATCATGCGCTTGATCACTGCGATGTCGTCCACCACATCATCCAGCAGCACATTCCGCCAAGTCGCGAACCTCCCGAGCGAGTACACGCCGTACTCGTGCGTGAGCGAGAAGAGGAGGGCGCGTCGCGCGGCGTCGTCGGGCAGGGGGGCGATCTTGCCGTATTTTTGTTCGGTGGAGTCGATGCGGTCGGCGCGGGCGACGCCGAACGCCTCCAACACCAGCCCCATCTCGTCCTCCCCGTGGTAAAGCCCCGACATGCGCTCCACTATGAGGAGGTCGCCGGTGATCGAGGCGCGATAGGTGGACAAGTGGGCGTCGGGGAAGTAGATCGTCTGGAACACGTCGGCATCGGGCACGCGGAAACGGTCGACGGTGATGGGGGAGCGGTGAAACTCGTGACCGGAGACGATGCCGAATGCGCGGAGCGTGACGGGGAGCGGGGCGGTAGAGATGATGGGGGTGCGGGCGGAGTACGCGCCGACGAAATCGGCGTGATTGGCCCAGCAGATGCGCGACCCGCACGCCTCGACCAACTGCTCATAGAAGCTCGGCGGCGCAATGTACCGATCCACCGGCTCCACGTCCCAGATGCTCCGATCCGGGAGCAGCCGCCCGGAGGCGACCTTCGCGGAGTAGGTGTTGGCGAGGCGGATGGCGGGCGGGACGAACCCCGCCCCGTCCACGTAAATGCCCTTCCGGACGCGGACCTTGCGGAACTCGATGCCGGTGAGCTTGCTGACGGAGTCAGTGCGGAACCGCAGCAGCGCCCGGTGCATCGGACTCGGCCCGTCCGCGGCCTCCAGGACCATAAACCGCGGCCAGGCGTGCGCCGCAAGCAGGCCCGACAGGCCCGCCCCGACGATGAACGGCGTCGCGGTCACTCCGCAGCCTCCAGGTGATCGTGCTTCAGCAGCGTCGCCACCGCTCCCTTCGCCCCGTCGCCGAGCAGCGCGATGAGCTCGGCGACTTGGACGGTGCCGGTTCCCGCCGCCGCCATCACCTTCGCGCGCATCGAAGCTGCTTGCAGCCGGAACGCGCCGCGGCCGGTGACCCGTACGGCCGAGACGGCGCCCTTTCGCGGAACCGGGGCGGCGCCCTCGCGCTTCGCGTGCGGCGGGGCGGTTCCTGCAGCCGCGGCGAGCTTTTCGCGGAGGGGCTTGGGCGACCCTACTGGCTCGGGCGTCGCGACGACAGGAGAGGCGTTCTTGGCCTTTTCCTTCGCGGCGGCTTCGGCCTCGGTGATGGCGACGGGACGGGCGCCCTTCGGCACGCCCAGGTGCCCGGCGCGGTCTTGCGCGGCCATGATGGCGTTGGCCACCTGCACCTCGCCCGCGGCGCGGGCGCTGAACTTCTTGATGCTCTTGCCGGTGAGGGCGTTGTACGTCTCGATGAGGTCGGCGGTCGAGGTGTCGGGGATGAGCTTTTGGTCGCGGATGATGGTCATGATTGGCTCCTGGTGGTTGGTGTGGCGATTAATGGGAGTGTCGCGCGTCGCGGCGGCGCAGATTTTCTTCACGAGTGACGGCTTCGAGATGGTCCGGGCGGATGCACTTGGTGTTGACGCAGAGATGGTCGATTTCCAGCCCTTCGGGGATGCGCGCGCCGGTCGCCATTTCGTAAGACTTGCGGTGGGCGTACTCCTTGCAAATCTTGTCGCCGCAGCGCACTGTGTACCGGGCGTAGCCGCGGTTGTTGAGGTTGCCTTGCCACTCGAAACAGCCCGAGGATTCGTTGACGTTGACGTTGGCGGCGAAGCGCTCGGCGAGATTCGCGTACATTTCAAGTTCCTTTCTGGTGGTCGGCGGAACAGCCCGCCGATGAAAGAATTCTGAGCCAGATTGGCGATGTGCGGAATCAGTGAAAACCCTTGCTTTTGAAACTTTTTCAGCCGGGGACACGCGGCCCCCACTTGTCGAGATGGGCCAGCGCGGCGGCGTTCAGCAGGTCGCGGCCGGCGCGGCACACGAGCACCCCGCGGCGCTCGAAGTAGTCCTCGCCGACCGGGATGCACAGTGCGCGGGCCGGCTCTTCCCGGGAGATGTCGGACCAGCGCATCGCGCCGTCGCGGTCCAACGCGCCGTTGAAGATGAACCGATCGCCTTGCAAGTGCAAATCGCCCCAGGCGTAGGCGCGCGAGTGCTCCAGGTGCAGGGCGCAGCCGGTGATGATGCAAGAGGTCATTTGCTCAACTCCTCCAGAAGCCGCGCGGAGGACGCGACGGCGAAGTTGACGAGGTTGGCGACATAGGCGCCTGCCATTTCGTCATCCGCGTCCATATTCGGTAGCAGCCGCGCGCTGATGTCCGGGTTAGCCAGCAGGCCCTGCAACGCGAGGCCCGCGAGCGCTGCGCGCAGTTCGTTGACGGGCGCCGGCTTCGTGCGGCGTGTGGTGCTCATTGGACGCGGCGGCACATCTTGGCGTGCATTTTCTCGGCCTGTTCCCACGTTGAGCAGCGCTCCTGCTCGTCGTCGTGCACGCCTCCAAACACCATCGTCTCGAACAGCAGAGGGGGTCCGTTGCCGAAAGAATGGTCGATGCCGAGAAAGACCGTGCTGACCGAAGTGCGTCGTGAGCCGGGCGCGATTGTTAAAGATGCTCACGGCGCCAGCCTCCACGCGAGAATCGTCCAGCGATCGGTGTCCGCCATGTATATCTCCGCCGCGTCGCCGACGTTCACAGGCCCGCGCTCCGATCCGTACCGACTCGCGTGCGTCATTTGCGCGCCCCATCCACCTTCCCCGAGCCGGACATATTCAACGCCGATGAACTGGACCGCGCAGCGCTCCCAACTGCCGGGAGGCAGCGCCGGACGCAGCAGCGCGAGGCCGGCCGTGCTTTTCAGTGTCTTTCGGATGGCCTCGATCATGCTGCGCGTGAACGCCTCCAAGTGCGGCTGCAACCAATCGTTGCGCATCGGCACGAGGTCGCGCTTAATCATGTCGATGTCCGTGCTGGTCAACGGCTTGTCGGGCAGCGCGGTGCGTTTGCGGCCGTGTGCGTCGGTGGCGATGCCGTTGACGACTGGCGGGAGCGCGGGCTTCGCGTCGGCGGTCTTTTCGTCGGGCCGCGGCAACCGCTCGCCGAACGGCTGCGAGGGCTGCGGGTCTTGGTTGCGCATGGAGGGCGGGAGAAGCATGATCATTTGTCCTTTGTGTTGTGGGACAGCGCCTTGCCCTTCGGCACCTCGCCTGCGCACAGGCGGCGCTTGGCGTCGGGCTTGGGTGGCTGGACGCGGTTGGGGTAGCGTGGGTTGCAGCACTCGTGGGCGATGCGGCCGCGGTAGTTCGGACTGAACGGGTGGCGGGGGTCGTTGAAGATCATTGCATTGTTCCGTTGTCGTTGACGTTGGGCACTTCGGACAGCGAGCGGAACAGCGAGCGACTGTGCTCGTGGCCCACCGACACGTCGATCACGCCCAGCGTGTAGGAGAGAAAAGCGGTCCAGAATTGCAGCGCCTCCTCGGTCGTGAGCGAACTCGCCACAGACACCATGGCCGGGGCCATAGCGCGGGCGATGCGCGCGCCGACTTCTTGCGGCGGGCCGTTGAGCGGGGCTTCGTGAAATGTGGTCATGGCATCTCGAAAATCCATTTCGGCGCGTTGGGGCGCAGCGGCGGGGCGTCTTTGGCGCTCACGGTGCGCCGACGAACGGTCAAAATCGGGTCCGGATCGGGCGCCGGAGGCTCTGGCGCGCGCGGGCGGCGCTTGACGTTGGGGTGCGAGCGGGCGTAGGACTCGGAGCGGCGAACACGGTTGACGGCGCGCCACTTCTCTTCGACCGCGGCC